ACCTCTACCTTTGTAAGAGTATCTAAAAACGCCGGGCCAAATTCTTTAACTACTACATCTGCCATTTTAAGGCACTCGTGAGCTAAAAAAAATAAATCCGTCTGTTTTTCATCTTCTCTAAAGGCTTTGTGAAAACCTTTTTTTGCATAAAGCTCAAAGGCGTACTCGATACGTGGGGTTATCTGATGCTCAGTAACCTCGCCGGTAGCCCTTGTTATTTTGAGTCTCGCCATTTGTTGCCCCTTTGTTAGTTAGTTATGGTGTTACGTCTACTACGATAGGTGAGTTACACGTAAAGGTAATTGACTGGCTACTAATGTCCCCGACAGCACCGTTAATATCGGTGGTGTTGTTTACCAAAATTGTACTTTGATATTCCGGGTTTGTAGTAGATACGGCCGCGCTAGTCTGCTTAAGTGTGATAGGTACGGTGGTACCCCAGGCTGCCTGTAGTGCAGCTCTTACAGAGCCGGCACCGGAGGCTGCGTTATCGTTTAGGAAATCTAGCGTAATGGTTGAGGTCTCGAGGCCCTTAGTATATTTTCTCGCGGTATCGCCCATCGCTGAAATTTCTAGCTCCTCAAAAACTCTGTTAATTGTGGCGCTCGTTACGTGATCTGAGAGGTCTACCGAGTTAAGGGTTACGACCACTCCATTTGATAAGAATACGGCCATTAGCCTATTCCTCGCTCTCTGTAGTTGGTGTTGGTGTTGGTGATGCTTTTGCTACTTTGACCGGTACCGGCTCGTCTACGATCTGGCCGATCTTTCGCAAAAACTTTAGGTCATCCTCTGTATATGGCATTTATTAGCTCCAGCTCGTGAGTACGGATATATTAAAATCGGCTGTAAGTAAATCTCCACTTTGTACGCTAAGTACTGAGGGAGCTGACATACCGCCAATATTCATTACAATATTTGAGGCAGCGAGTTTATTAAAAACTGCTACCGCTAAAGTCTCTATGCCGTTAAGGTTGCCCTGATTGTCGAACATAGGGACAGTTAAAATAATCTTAAAATTAGCCATAGGCGAGATACCGGCATAGGTGTTATTACTTGGAGTAATGTATAAATCGGCCGGGGCGACGATTACGCTATTAGCGGTAATGGTTGGCGGTGGAAAGGCGTAGGTATTCCACGAGTTAGGGTTATCTAAAGCATTAGCGAGCGAGGCTCGGAGTGTAGTTATCGCGGCTGGCATCTAGCCCACCATAGAATTAGGGTTTTGATAACCGGATAACAAAGCTCTTACCTTGCCGATCATCGAGTTACCCATACGGTAAGGGCTAGGGCTAAAGCCATCGATCGATACGCCGCCGGTTTGTGAGACTTGGCGAGCTTGGAAAATATCTACGGCTAGGATCATTGCTGCCTCACGGATAGCCGGAGTCGTAGCGTATGAGTTTGTTTTTGTATCTGCTCCTACGGCTGAGCCATAAGGTAATACGCGCTGGAAATTGACATTAGCGCCGGTCTTAGGGAATTGGATAAAGCTATAACCGTTAGGCCAGTTAAAATAAGTGTTATTCCATACGATCGAGGGTAGCTGTGAGGTAGTGCCAGCGCTCCAAGGGATCGTACCGGTAATCGTGTAGGTACCGTTAAAGGTTGAGCCGCACCCACTCAAGGTTACAGACTGCCCGGTACTAAAGATCATAGGGTTAGCGACCATCGCCGTAATTACATTATTTTGTAGGGTTACGCCTACTACCGGAGCTGACGCAAACCATAAAAACTGATTTAGGAGATCCTGAGCAGTCTGGCAACAGGTCTCGACAATATCCGAGGAGTAAAGATTCTCTATCCCAAGGTTCGCGCGTAGCTCGGCCTCGGTGACGTATGTAGCTGGCATCTTTTTACTCCAATCTTAAAAGAGGCCGGTAGGGCTCAAAGGGCTAAGAGCCCTACCGACTATTAGTTTTTGCTTACGCCTTTAGATATCGGACGATACCGTTAGGCATTTTTGCGATCGTTGCCATAAAGCCGTAAATCGCTACCTGTACCTGTAGGTTAGATACTACGTTTACGCTCATATAAGCCTGAGGGCTACGGTAAACCGTAAACGCTTCTGGAGCCAAAATTAGCGCTGATGAATCGTCTACTGTGGTTTCTGTGAAGTTTTTGTCCACGTACAAATCTAACCCGAGAACATTACCTCGGATCGATTGTGGGCCTACCTGTCCGGCCGCGTTCATTGGCTGGATAGCGTTGTAGATTGGTCGCTTTGTGGTATCTGTAGCGCCCATTAGGAGCTGCCATTGTGCGGCATTACCTACGTAGTTCTGCGCGAAATAGCCGGTGTTTTTGTAAATAGCTGCTGCAGCTTGTGAAGTAAACGCAATAACTCCATCGCTGTCAGCTGTTGTAGGTGTTGAGCCTGTACTAGCTGTTAGTAGTGCATTTACTACGGCTGTATCGATAGTAGTTAGGTACGCATTTTGTAGCTGTTGTGTTAGCTCTGCATAGAAATTAGGGTCGGACCTCTCGAGGAGCTCAATACTGATCGTACCCATTCCACTGTACTTTTGTACACTTCCCGTAAGATACGCGCTCTGCATATCTGTATTAGATACTGCGCCGTTTTCTGCCTCGACTGTGACAGTTGGAGCTACGCCTGTACCGCCTCCAGCTGCGGTAACGAGTGAGGGTACATTTATAGTCATACCCTGAGCCGGTAGGACTCCCTGAGAACAGGCATCGATAGCCGGAGTACCAAAACGTGTATTAGTTACAAATTCTTGTAGGTACTGAGTAGGGTTAAACGCTGGATTGCCGGCAAAATCATCGGCAGCGGTTACGTAGAGCTTTGATTCATCGCTACCTAGTGCAGCTTTGATTTTGTGCTCTGTGTATGTAGCCATCGACACAATAGGAGTACGTAGTCTCTGTGAGTCGAGTACGGATGGACGGATAATCTTACGAGCTGCCTCGACTTTTTCAGCCTCGGCTGGTGCATCTACCGGAGTCTCCTCCGATGTATTTTCTGGGGCTGTAGTCACAGCTTCCTCGCTTTCGGTTTCTGTTTCGGTTTCGATCTCTACGATAGTCGTAGAAATAGTTGTAGTTTTTTCTTTTGTACTTGTTGCAGCTTCTAGCTCTGCACGTGCGGCCATAATCTCATCTACTGAGGCGCTCGTAAAAGCCGCGCTCTCAACGAGCGAGACTTCTTTTAGGACGGCCGCAGTAACGAGCAAGTAGTCCCCCATCGGCTTAGAGGCGGTTACATCCACCCCTACGGATAAGCCGGATACGAGATTTTCTTGAGCGAGTAGTAAGGCATCCTGTCCCCGGGTGCTCATACTTAATCGAAAGGATCCATAAACGCCGGCGGTAGAGTCGCTAAACGAAATAGCGCGGCCTACCGGCTTGTCCTGTTGATGTTGCGCTAATAATTTTATTTTCTCTGCATCTGGAATAGCAATCGAGCCGCGCTCGAACATTACCGGCCCAGCGCTTGTATGACCGATCTCGCCGTATGGTGCAACGAGTCCAGATACGATACGGCGCTCCGTGTCTGCGGCTTGTATCTCTTGGCTAAACGTTAGTAGCACTTGCATCTCCTAGCGGTGTGAGTGATTCCATCTCTCGGGCTTGATCTACATTTATTAAATCAAGACTTAACATTTTCTCGATAATCTCTAAACGCTCTTTTGCATCTACACGCAAAAACGTATCGTCTACCGCGAACCGAACTTGATTTTGAGAATTTGTTATATCGTTCATTGAGAGCCTGTCCTCAATAGCGCTTATGTAAGGCTGTAGTGAGTAGGCTACGAATTCTTTACGGCCATCTAAAATATTTTGGTATGTCATTGAGTTATTCATATCTGCCGATAGATACGCTGCCGGTACGTTCATAGCGCGAGCAATCTCAGTAGCTAAGTATTGAGAGGCCTCCGTATACATCATATCTTTAGGGCTAAAGCCGATATTTTCTGCAGTGAGGGTAGAGGTTAAATAAGCGGTACTGCGATTTTTTCTTGCAGAATTCCAACCGGCTAAAATTCCTTGGATCTGTGTTTCCGGTAAATCTGCACCATTATTTTTTAGGATGGTAGTAGCCATTGGAGTAGCTGCAGATACAGCGCTCGCTCTTTGTATATCCCACGCCGCTTTAATTGTAGTGCCGGCAGTTTGTAACACTCCTGGTATCAAAGATTGGAAAGTGACGAGCGATCCGATACCGGCCATAGGTACGAGATTTCCATCTACAAAATAATCTTTAATCTCGGTACCGTATTGGTTTGTAGTAAAGGTAACGCGGTTATTAGCGACCCACTCAAAGCCGGACGGTCTGCCATCGTCTGCATACAAAGAGGTAACGCGCCAGTAAGCGACCGAGTAAAAAATTAACGCATCTACGGTAGCGCTAATAGTAACGCTGCGAGGCTGGCGTATATCTGGCTGTTCTAGCCATACCGGAGAGCCTAATTTTTCTCCTGTTGATTTTTTATAAAGTGCAAGATCGATCGATGAGATAACTCCGGCAATTAAATTACGGCAGCGGCTAACGCTCGCTACTTGTAGTGCAAAATTGCGATCGATACCAATACCGTTATAGCCAAAAGCGCTATTAGTATTAAACGATCCATACCCGTAGGTGGTATCCATAACCGCCGGGGCATACTGAGCCTCGATAGTCGGCTTAGCAGCTGACTTAAAGCCTAGAGTTTGGAGTATTCCCATAGCCGCCATTTTCTCATATTGTCAAGCATTATTAGGGTTAGAGTACGCGTGTCTAAACGTATACTTTAGCCTCACCTAAAGGCTGAGTAAGTACGTGGACACACATACTTAAACCGATAGCAATATCTACGGGCCCGGCTGATTTCCTCCGGATAATACGCCAGCTCGCATCGCTTTCTTTAGCAGCGCAATTAGCCATAGAGGTAACGAGCTCATCTTGTCCCGAGTGTACGAGCCTTTTATTAGAGAGAGCCTCGTAGAGATCCCCGGAGGCCTGATACCCCTTAGTACCGGATATATCGAGTATCTGTATACCGTTTACCTCAAGGCGTTTGGCTATTGAGGCAGTCGTATATTTGTCATAGCAGACCGAGCGAGGGTAATAAATCTTGGCCCACTTAGCTATGGCATTAGCTACAAAGAGCTCGTCTATAGATATATCCGAGTGGAATATCTCGAGCACGGCTACCCCTATACGGCCATCCGCTAACACTTGGCCCATAACGAGAGAGCCATCTCTACGGCTGGGAGCTACGTCAAAAGCGAAAATAGTAAGAGGCCCGGGTACTAGTTTAAGATCCTTATCGCCAGACTCCTCGACCGACATATGCGGCCAAGGTGATTGGCTCGATGAGACCCATTGGCAAAGTAGCTCCGTTTTTGTGGTCTCGATCGGCTGAGTAGCTACCGCCTCCTCCAAAGCCTCTTCAGTAACAGTAAACCCAAGCGCCGGGTTAGCCATAGCCCACGCATCGCGGTCGGTGATCTTGGCAAAAGGTGGAGCCGAGTACTCGTAATAACCGAAACTCTTAGGAGGTGTGCTCCTCGCCCGTTCGACCAGATCGTTAAGAACTGTGCTAAAACTATCTCCAGCGTTCGAGCATAATAAGGTCTGGGCATTGGCTTTAGCGCGTGTAGTAGGGGTTGCAGCTCTAAAGCCCTCCTCCGATATCTCGCGAATTTCATCAACGAATAACAGGCTCGCTGATCTGCCGCGACTGCCGTCCCTAGTTGCCGCTACTACGTCTAACCGGTGCCCGTTTTTAAGCTCGATAGACTCGGTGCCATTGGCGTACCGGATCTGTTTTACTTGCCGGCTAAGCTCATCCGAGCCCTCGATAGCATAGGCCACTTGCCTAAAGGTCTCTAAAGCCATCGATCTATTAGAGCTCATAATAAGTACGTTAGGGCTATCAAATAAATACATATGGCCTAAGATCATCATCCGCGCTAGGTGCGTTTTACCCTGTTGGCGAGCGCATAACACGAGGTTTGTTTTCCGGATAAACATATTATCCTCATCTATTGAGGTCATATCCCTAATTACGAAATCTTGCCAAGGCATAAGGGGTAAGCCGATACTGTCTGCCAGCTGGGCAATCTCATCGCCTCGGTTTTTACCTCCAAGGTACGGGCTATGTAAACGAGGCTCGGTAGCCCCCATACGGGGCTTGGTGCTCTGGGGCATATATGTACTAGTCCTGTTCAGTTTGGCCGACACAGGGACCGCTAGGGACCGTACCGGTGGTTTTCGGGGAGATATAGGTCGCCGTATCAT